GATCGCCATACGTAAAGGAGGCATCACGGCTCACGGCAAAGATTACAGAAGAGATGTGTACGGCACAGAATATTACAGCAGTGAAATCGTGGGATCTAAATTATATAAGACTCAAAAAGAAGCAATGCTTAATTTAAAAAATGTTTACAAGCAATTAAGATACAAATATGAGGTTAAAACCATTTGAATATAGAAGTTATCAGAAAAAAATAATCAATCAAGGAACAGGTGTTTTGATTCGTGATAGATTACTTTATTTAGCTATGGAGGTAAGAACAGGGAAAACACTTACAAGTTTAGGCATATGTGACAACTTATATGTAAATAATGTTTTGTTTATTACTAAGAAAAAAGCAATAAGTAGCATTGAAAATGATTATCGTATGCTTCTTCCTGAATTTGAGCTTCAAGTTATTAATTACGAAAGCTTACATAAAATAAAAAAAAGAGGATGGGATGTAATAGTATGCGATGAAGCTCATAGCATGGGAGCTTATCCCAAGCCTAGTAAAAGAGCAAAGCAAGTTAAAGAATTAATTGAGATAAATAACCCTTATTATATATTATTATCTGGCACCCCTACTCCAGAATCTTATTCTCAAATGTATCATCAAGTTTACGGACACCCAAACAATCCTTTTAAAAAGTATACTACTTTTTATAAGTTTGCTAGATTATACGTAAACATTACCTTAAGATACTTACACGGATTCAACACAAAAGATTATTCAGACGGAACCATTGGAATTATTGACGCAATGAAACCGTATACTATATCTTATACTCAAAAAGAAGCCGGGTATAAAGTAAAAACTAAAGAAACTATTTTAAAAGTTAAGTTGTTGAAATCTACTTATGGCTTGTGCAGTAGATTAAAAAAAGATTTAGTGGTGCAAGGAAAGGATGAGGTCATACTTGCAGACACAGGCGTAAAATTAATGAGCAAGTTACATCAATTATATTCTGGAACAGTTAAGTTTGAAAGTGGCAAGTCTATGGTTGTTGATTCAAGCAAAGCTAAGTTCATTAAAAAAATATTTAAGGGTAAAAAGATTGGAATCTTCTATAAATTCACTGCAGAATTGAAAGCTTTAAAAGAAGAATTTGGAGATACACTATGCACAGAGCTTACTGAGTTTGAGTCTACAAATAAAAATATTGCACTACAAATTGTAAGTGGAAGAGAAGGTATTAGCCTTAAGCAGGCAGACTGTTTAGTTTATTACAATATTGATTTTAGTGCTACATCTTATTGGCAATCAAGGGATAGGATGACTACCAAGGACAGACTTAAGAACGATATATATTGGGTCTTTAGTGAGGGTGGTATAGAGGATCAAATATATAGAGCTGTATCTAAAAAGAAGGATTATACACTCCAACATTTTAAAAGAGATTTATTATCTTTATAATATGACTGAACAGCAAATTCAAGCCAAGAGAATTAAGCAGTTAGAGTCAGCTGGTTACTACGTAATTAAGTTAATTAAAACAAATAAGAATGGTATCCCTGATGTGATAGCTATACCACATGGGGCGGATGTTATTTTTTCTGAAATCAAAAAACCAAAGGGTAAAGTTTCTAAACTTCAAGAATATAGATTAAAAGAATTGGAAGGGTATGGGTTTACAGTCGAAGTATATAGAGGAGAAGAACGTTGAGGTAGAAGATTTATTTGTGCAAAACATTAGGGGTTTTGGAATTAAAAGAGCCATACCTATTTCCAGATACTTAGAAGACATGATAAACCAGGTGGAGATAGATGAGCAAGAACAAATTATAGGTGGCGCATTAAATATAAAGTCCGAGGTATTATATTTTGAGATAGAATTTTTGAAATATCTAAGTAATTCATTAATTTTGATAGACATCCGTGAGATAGAGGTAAACGATTACCTAGACTACATAAATGCCGGATACTATTTACATTATGAGAAAAGCAACCAAACGTTTTAAGATATTAGATTTATATAAGGAGAATCCTAAAACTCCCGTGGTAAATATATGCGCGCTAACAAATAGTTCTGAGTTCTATGTCAAAACAGTTATAGCTGACTATCATACACAAAACGCTGTTTATTATGACATATGTCTCGCTTCAAGCCTTAGTGATGATAATACCTTTTATCTTTTTTCAAGCAATGGTTCGGAAAAAACAATTAAACTTAAAGAAAAAATAGTTTTTACTGACGATGATTTGACTCAGCTAGAAAAATTTTACATTACTACTAACCTTGGCATAAAAGAATTTGCAAAATATTCTTCTGTTTTTTGTGTTTTTATAATATTATTTTATTAACTTACAGATTACGCAATAAATCAAGACATATACTTAACTAGGAAATTACTATTGTTTCATGTGAACGTAGATTAAATGACCTTTAAAAACCCTTCAAGAGTAAACTTTACTTACATCAATAAATTGATGGAAGAAATTCACGACCAATCTGATGAAATTTATGAGTCGCTTGCTGATCAAGATTATGTAACGCTAGACCATAATATAAATTCTTTAATTCATCTACTCAAACAAACGCAATTAAATTATCAGGATGAAATCTAAATCTACCAAAACCTATGGTAGAAGGCTACGCCTTTCACCAAGTGAAGAAGAATTGATACTCGAGTATCGATCAAACGCATTTGTAAATGTGAATGAAAATGAAAACTCTGAGTTAACTAAACATCTTCAAGAAAGAGGTATAGATCCCGATTCAGTTGTAAGTGTAAAGCATTGGCAGAGTGCATCAGGTGAATATAGATTCTCTATAGTTACCAAAGATGACTATGGCTTAGATGAAGGTCAGATGATGAAGAATGTAAATAAATTTATTCATGATCATGCGCCTACATATAAAAGCATTAGAAGGTCTAAAAGCACGGATCCTCACTTATTAGTTATAAACCCAGCTGACATTCATATTGGTAAGTACGCTCAAGAGATTGAGACAGGAGAAGAATACAATACAGATATAGCTTGCGACAGAGTGATTGAAGGAGTAAAAGGACTACTAGCTAAATCTATAGGATTTGATGTTGAAAAAATATTATTTTGCATAGGTAATGATGTGCTTCATGTAGACAATGTATATAATACCACTACAAAGGGCACAAGGCAAGACACAGATGGTAAGTGGTGGGAGCATTACGAAGTAGCATTAAAACTTTATGTAAAGTGCATTGAGATGTTGAGGGCAGTGGCTCCGGTAGATGTTGTTCACAGTATGAGTAATCATGATTACCAATCAGGCTTTCACTTAGCCCATACATTGCAAGCGTGGTTTAGAAAAGCAAAAGATGTTACGTTTGATATTACAGTAAACCACAGAAAGTATTATCAATATGGAAGTTCATTGATTGGGTTAGAGCATGGTGATGGTGCAAAGCTTGCTGATCTACCTTTACTGATGGCTCAAGAAAAACCTATGATGTGGGCTAAAGCTAAAAGAAGATATTGGTACTTACATCATTTACACCACAAAGTAAAACACAAATGGTTGGATGGAAAAGATTTTGTTGGGGTAACTGTAGAGTATTTAAGAAGCCCTTCATCTTCAGACAGTTGGCATAGTCGCAAAGGATATACGGGATCTCCTAAAGCTGTTGAAGGATTTGTTCATCACTTAGAGCATGGACAAGTAGCTAGGCTTACTCATTACTTTATTTAGCCTTCGTAGTTTTTTTCTTTGCCTCCCTTACAGAGTTTCTTATATAGGTTCCTGTTTCAGCTGGAAGTAATCCTAGGTTGTAAAATATTGAGGGAATGACAACAAACTTTAAATTGTCTTGTTGTTTTTTACTTATTTTTCTTTTATTACCATAGCTATCTTCATAAACTCCATCACCGTAAGCGAGAAAGCTTATGTCAATAAGTTCTTTAAATTTCTTAATTGGAATACCTATTTGCCCGAATTTCTCCAAAAAGGTTTCTCTATCGCTAATTCCAAAAAATAATTCCTTGTCATCCCCAGTAATGTTGCGATAAAACACATTAATTGCAGACAATGTTACATCATTTACATAATTTTGATTGATCGGACTTAAAAAGTCTGACACTAAATTACCAAGCCTTCCTTTTTTAATATTACTAAGCCTTTTCTTTCTTGTTTTCTCATCATCATCTGCTCCGATCGACATAAGTGAAGAGGCTATAAAGTAACTCATTGTGTGAAATGCTGCTAATTGTGTGGATGCACCTATTAACGAAGTTATTGATCTTCTTTTTTCAGCCGCCGACGCTGTATTACTAATTAAGGTTAACATGTCCGTGTATATCCTAAGTTTTAAATTCATAGCGTGTGACGCAAAAGGCATAAATAATTGCCTTGCTCTTTTAAGTAAACCATCACCTGGTTCAAAAAACCTTCCGAACATTTCAGGATTAGAAATGTTTTGTTGTATATCTACTTGTGCATCTGCATAAGCAACAGCTTCTTTATCTGGCTTGTGAGTTTCCCAATTTATTGATTCTACATTAACTCCTTTTTCAGAAAGTTTTTGTTTGTAGTAAGTTATAAAAGCCACGCGTGCTATCATTTGATCAGGTTTTACTAATAAGTATTTCAAACCTATATCGTTAATTCTTTTAATAATTTTTGGAAGATTTTTAAGATCTTTAGCTTGCTCTATAATTTCGTCTGAGTTGATAAAGCTTTCTAGTTTTGACATATCTGCAGTTGACAATCCTCCACGAAGGGCCACTGATGCACCGGATTTATTTATCCAATTTTGTATACTTTTATTAGTATATGATGCTAAGTCTAATTTTCCGCCCGAGGTAATTAATATATCAAACATCATAGGTATTGTTTGTTTAAAAGGCTGAGCAAGTCCAGATAGCGCACGCGAAACACCTAGGTTTGCTAAAAAATCTAATGATTTATCTATAAAACCTTGTTGTTTTTTGGGTATGTAAACATTTTTTTTAGTTTTATTAATGTAGTTTATAATTCTTTCAGCAGTTATTTCTCTTATTGTATTGTCTGGAATTAATTTTTTAAAATCTGGAGATTCAACAAATCCTTTTACTTGATTAAATGCCTGAGCAGTTTGCACATCCATTTGTGCAGACTCCATTGACCTAGCCATGTTTGAATCAAAGTTGAAATTAACAACTCTATCTTTCGGTAGTTGCTGAGGTTTTGTTGATTCAAATAAAACTCCTGCTTTTTTCTTACCGAACACAGTTCCTGAAAAAGATGCAAATGCACTTTGATTATCAAGTTCTACTTCTGTATCTGCCTCAAATGCAGAAAATTTATCTGGAGTATAATTTACATCATTTCCTAATATTTGGTTATATATATTATAGCTTGTTTCAGATAGCTGTGGGTATATTCTAGCCCATTCATTTTGCCAGAAAAGAACTGCATCTTTGTTAACTTGGTCAAAAACATTTTCAATTTCCAATGAATTTTCTGCACCCTTAATCTTATCGTATATTTCCTGAAGAACATCAGCTGTTTCTTGTTGTTTTTTATCTCCTCTTCGATATTTTTCTATAGATTGTTTTACCAACCTTAATCTTCTTTTAAATTCTTTATTGCTAGAGTCTATATCACCACTGGTTGTTCTAACTAAAAAAGCATATACTCCTCTTTCTAAAGTATTTTTTACAGAATTAAACAATTCATTATTAGGCCTTAATTTACTAAACTTTTTTGCATAATTATCAGTTATTTCTTCAGTAAGTTTTTTAGCCAAACTAGCCCCTTGATCAAAAAAAACTAAACCGCTCATCATTTTAAAATCAATAGAATTATCAAGACCACCTAACAAAGATTTTAGATATATTGTTAAAGATGCAAAATCTCTAGCAACTGGGTTTACTAAATTTTCAAATAAAAATTTAAACTTAGTTTTAGGCTTTACGATTTTACCATCTCTAACCATTTTCGATACATTGGAGGCTCCTTTATTATTATTAACCACCGTCTCCATACCCCCAGTATTTCTGTTTACTATAAAATTATTTAATGCATCTACAGACCTTATTACTTCTTTAATTCCCATAACCGATAAGTCCATATCCATAAACTCTTTCACAATAGATTTTTGATTTGCACTTAAATCTAAAGGGTTTCCTGTCGCCGCATCCACACCACTTGATAACATTTGTTTGATGGTTTCAGAATACTTATTGAACATAGTTGTTACAGCTTTACGAATGATCGATTCATCTTGTTCACTAGGTGCTGGAGTTTTATCATCTAAATAACTTTTCATCTGTGCATAAGTCATATCCTTTGCATCGATACCAGTCATGGCTTCAAACTCATCTCTCATAGTAGCCTCTATTTCAACTTTTTCTTTTTCAAGTTGGTTGTCAGCAAATGCGTTTATTTTTGCAAGGTCAGCGGTTCTCTTTTGTTTTACTTCACCCTTTAACACTCTACTAGATTTAGATCCGTCAACAAGTTCTTTTGCTAACTGATTGTATAAGTCAAGATCCTCTACATAAATAGGATCCATAAGCGCAAAGTTTTTTGCAGATGCCGCAATAGCTGCATCTATAGTTTTACTATTACCAATTTTCTTTAATTGTTTTCTAAATGTATTTGCTGTTTTTAATTTGAATATACTATTTGCATCAGCAAAAGCTTTCTTTGTATATAAGATAAATCTTTCAACGGCTAAAGGGCTATCTACATTCAAAGTCAAAGCTCTTTTGGCTAACACCAAAGCTTGCTTTGCTGACAGTGTACCTTGTTTTACTGATTCTCTTATGGCTAAAGCCACTTCTCTTTTAATTTTCTTTTGTTGGTTCTTTGCTTGTTTGATTGCCTTTTTAATTTCAGTAGATATTTTTCTAAGCAATGTAGTTGATGTGGCATCAGTGGTCGTAGGCTTTTTCTTTTTTTCAACTACTCTGTCTTCCGTAGTTGTTTCATCTACCTCAACATCTTCAAGAACGGTAACAGTTACCTCTTCATCTGTGGTTGTATCTGTATCACCAACAAAGTCTACTGCACCTGTAACTATAGGCGCATCGACCCCTTCTTGATCCACCTCTGTTTCTATCTCGTTTATAATATCAAAGTCTGTATCCTGTAATACTTCACCGCTCTGAAGTTTTTTAGCGACCAAAGCTAAAGCTCTTAACACTCTGTCAGGATCTTTGGCTAATTCTTTTTTTACTTTACCTATACCTAAAAGGTCGCTGATTTTATTTACAAAACTAACTACAATTTTTAACGCTTTAGAATCTCTACGAACCTGATCAAATCTTTCAGCAAGATAACCTAGAGTTTCTGACAAAAATTCTTCAGTTTGTTTTGCCTCTGGATACTGTTTGCTAAACCTAACCAGTGCATTACCCATATCCTGAAGATCTTTATCGTTGGAATTTTGTAAAGTTTTTTGAAGTTCTTTGACCATCTTGTCAGTAACTCTCCTAATTTTTGCTTTGTTCTTGCCAAATTTTTTGTATAAGATTGCATGAAATAATTCATGTGCTATAGTTTCTATGCCTTTGTCAGTGCTGAGAGCGCTAACATCAACAAAAATTGCAGTCCTTCCGTCCTTAGTAACTCTAAAAACTCCTACTGAGTTACTTTTTTCACCTCTTAATCTGTCATAATCTGCTTTAGTTTCTGCTAAAACAATCTTAGTATTCGGTAAAATCTTACCTAATAAATTAGCAGCTCTCTTAAGGGTTCTCATTTTTTTGTTGAAGTCCTGTGTGATTTTACTTTTAATTTTGTTAAATCTTCTTTTGCCTTCTGGTGTTCTAGTATTGAATCCTTGAGCTTTTGTTTGTGCGCTTGCCTTACGGGATATACTTTTATTTCTGCCTTGTGTGCCTACAGTTGTAACATTTTCATTTTTAGCTTCAGCTTCACTAAGAAGTTCATCTAACTCCTGTTCTGCTTCTTGTTCAGTCACCGCTTCTACTTCAGCAGTTAATTCATCTTCAGGTGTTATTTCCTCCTGCGTTGTCGTGTCGACGTCACTGTCAGTTTGGGTTTGACTCGTTCCGGTAGGTTGCTGAACCTCACTGGATACTCCTTCAACCACTTCCTCAGTAGTTGTGGATTCGTCTGGGCTAGTTTGCGCCACTGCGCTCGGCTTCGTACTGGCATCTTGTTCTGTTGTTTTAGGTTCTACTTCAGGTTCTTTAGTTGTAGATGTAGATTGATTTGTTAATGTTTGTATCTGCGCATCTATCTCACTAATTTCTTTATTAATTCCCTCATGAAAAACTTCATCTTGTGTTTTTAATTTATCTTTCAGTTGATTTTTTTGTGCAAGCAAGTTGGTTATTTCAATAGCCTCCGGCTTATTTCTTATGTTAGATGGAACTGAGTTTTTAAATTGATGATAACTCTCAACTTCCTTAACTATCCTGTCAGCTTCTGGCTGAGATATTCTATCTTGATTCACATACATTTTCATGTACTTCTGAAACAATTCCTGACTACTTCCTAATCTATTGTATAATACAATTTTTGACTTACCTACATTACCCGCACCACCTAAAAGACCCGCGGTAGCAAATGCCGCTGCGGAATTATTAAGTACACTGTTGGTTGTTAATACAGGTTTAAATATTTCATCACCCAATTTTAAGTTTGCTTTTTTCCTTGCATAATCTTCACCAACTAATTCAAGGTTTTCTTGCACCGCTTCTAATGTACCTTCAGGCAACGCTCCTTTTATAAAATCTAAAGCTATTTGTTTTCTAGTATTTGTGGTTTTACCTTCAACAACTCGTTTGGTCATTTCTTTAACGCTTATTTTGTCAAGTAGTTTTTGACCACCAATGTTTGGAGAAATTAAAACTGCAGTCAACCCACCTACAATACCGGTTACATCTGCAATGTCATCCGCCAATACTTGTGCTTGCGCATCATTCAACCCTAGATCCAAAGCTTCTTGGTATGTTTGGTTGTACGTACCACTATAAACTATAGCGCCTGTACTAAGCATAGCGTTTGCTCGCATTGTAGATTGTTTTCCTAATGCTAAACCGGTTAGTGGTTTAGTCACATATTTGCCACCGGCTTTTAAAACCTTACCACTACCCTTCATTCCTATTATTTGAACGGCTAAATTACCTAAGACATTAGAGCTACCTGTCATCATACCATAGAAACTAGAAGTTGTTTCTAATTCATTTGATTCTTTGGCTTTATTACGTATGGCCCCTAAATCTATACCTGCTTGCTCACCAAAAAAGGATACATCTACTTCTCTTTCTTCATCTATAATTTGACCTTCCGGAGTGACAATATATTTTTTACCCTCATGGTTTACAACTTTACCTCTAGCGATCATAAAAGAAGACGGATCTAGTTTTTTTAATTCCTCCATTTCGCTATTCTTTCTTATTCTGTCCGCCACATTATCCAATCCAATTGCGTCAAACACAACGCTTGTTACGTCATTAACTGCTTTGCCGGCCCCTTGTTCAAATTTTGACAACCCAGTTCCAATACCAGAGGTAATGTCCCCCATGTTATATAATCCCATATCTCCAGAAACATATTTATTAGCTAAATCTTGTTTCTTATCTTGCATGTACTTATTAAAAAAGGGAAGATACTGTCTGGAAAATCTGTTAACAGATTTCACTAAAGAAGTTCTTTCATTAATTAAGTTTTGTTTAGTATCTAATAAATTTAAACCCTCATAATCTTCTTTTCCTTCTGCCATCAAGGAATCAATGGCTTGAATTTTTTTATTTATATAGTTGACTTTATCTTTAGTATATACACTTAAAGCCTCTTGTCTTTTCATGTCAGCATATATACCGGCATCAGACAAGTCCTTAAAATCTTCTTGCAAGCTTTCAAGTTTTGCATCACTGTCTATAGTGCCAGCTAGGGCCTGATCTATAATACGATTTCTTTTTGATTTAACACCTTCATATTCTACATCTGAATCCAGGTATCTAGATAGTTCATCTAAGTTCAAACCTGACATTCCACTATACAAATCTTGAACCATATTAAGTTTGGTTTCATCCGTCTCAACATTTACCCCTGCATCTTCTTCAAAAGATTTGCTAAGGATAGTTGGGTCTACAAACTTAGGCTCTTCTGTAGTTTCTTTTTTTTCTTTTACCTCACTACTAACACCTGGTTCTGAAACAATATCAAATATTTTAGAATTATTTTTTGGATTTGTTATAATGGTTTTTAACAACCCAAACCCTGGCATAATCGCGTCGATTGCTACATCAGTTGCGGCATCTAAAGCTTTATTTACACCTTTTGTGGCTTTACTTTCGGTGATAGAAAATTGTGAATCCAATAGAGAATCTTCCGAAGTTGAGTCTGAAAGTTCTTCGGTAATTTCTTCTTTTTTTTTTTGACCTATTAAGGTTTTGTAGGCTTTAAAGTCTCCAGAATAACCTCCACCTCTAAACAATTTGTAAGAATCATTTAGGGCCTCTGGATTTGAATCAATTAAAACTTTAAATTCTTCTAGAGAACCACTGTAACCGCCATTGGAAAACAACCTATACGCATCTTGTAAAGCTTCTTCATTCATATTCTATTTATCATATTTTGAAGTATCAATGCCTTCAGACACACCTGTTGTCCCCGGATCTACTTGTTTTTGATTTATAATATTTGACAGCAAGGTTGTGTTAACTTGACCGTTTGTATCTATAATTGTTTGTGTTTTATCATCATCATCTACGTACACCACGGCACCATCATCAAATTGCTCTATAGGCAATAAGGTTTGTTTTTTTGTTTGAGCATCAGTGTATTTTAAACTAGGCATCAATAAATTCATCATTGATAGATTAGCTTGTTTTATTTGATTTCTTTTCTCAACCTCTGAACTGTCTAAATTTCTTATAGTATTTACAGCTTTGTTGTGACTCTCCACGGCAGAGGCGCTACTCTCTCCTCCAATTTTTATTTTTTCAAAATCAAACCTAGCTAATTCTTTAGGCCTTTTTACATCAAACAAGAAATTTGGATCAGTGCTTAACTCAGTAATATCATATGTGCTTCCAGAAAATTTAGTATTATCGTTTTCATTTAAACTGTTAATGTAAGTTGATTGCACTTCTTCAAGTTGTGTGCCTGTTAAAGCTTGATCACCACGATAAAATACAGCAAACACTTCATTCGTTAGATCTGAAGGTGTCTTGAATGATCCGTCATCATTTTTAAGTTTAACAGGAATAGGAGCTTGACCTGATACTAATTCAATATTTATACCATCATTTGTTAATTGAATTCTATCTATGTTTGTATTTGCTTGTGCTAATTTAGTAGCTGCAGATTTATTCAAATTACCGTTTGTGCTAAATAATTGTGCGGTTAATTTATAATTATTTCCTGCGCTTTTTATTTTCTCTGCTTCTCCTTTTTCTATTATTCTTTCTTGAGCAGTTTTAGTACCCGCTGATTCTTTATAATCTAGTTGCACACTAATAGCCTCTTGCAGTATTTTCTTAGCAGCATCTCTGTGTTTATTTAAAGAATCTTTATCTGGTTGAAGTAATCCGTTTGAATCTGCTTTTATTAGTATTGTATTGCCTGTTGCCTCATCAGGATTTTGTGTTAGCTCGTATCCGTTCTGAGTAAGTATACTTAAAAAATCCCTACCTGTTCCTTGATTAAGAACACCCTCTATAAATGTATCTCTAGCTTTTGTAAATGCAGGTTGTTTTGTAATGTCTTCTATCGTTAAATTAGGATTAGCTTCTCTATATGTTCCTAGTGTAGATGTAAAAGCTTTAACACCTTCTGTTATTTTATAGTTTTTAGGAATATCTTTTTGCCTAGCATTCATATTGGTGAAGCCAACCAATTGACCTTCACCGGTTTGTGAATACAATCTACCATCTGTGTTAATTACTAATCTACTTTTCTGTATATCTGTAGCACTTTGTAATTTATTAAATTGAACTATAGCTAGCTCTGAAGCATCCTTTGCATTCACTGCTTCCATCGCCTCTGCATAATCTGTATTGAAAGTTTCAGCCGCAACTTGAAAAGAATTCCAATCATCTTGAAGTAATTGCTGGCTTCTTGTATAAGAGTTTGGATCCAACCTACCTTGCTTTAATAGTTTGTTTTGCATCAGCATGTAATCTTTAACCTGCTTTGATCCATCTAACACATATCCGTTGAAAGTATTGTTTCCTCCTGCTTGGTAATCTCTAAGATCTGTAAGTAGTTCATCCGTTTTTGTTTGGATGTCGTCTCGTTTTTTTTGTTTTTCAGACTGAATAGTTTGTAGTTTGTCTACAATATCACCTGTAATCTGCGCCCAATCTACTGGAACAAATTGCTCACCGGAATCAAACATCCCTGTAAATCTATTGCCACCTCGGTTGTAATAAGTTTTATTGCTTGCCATATTATGTTGTGGTTTAATCAACCCCTAATTCATCAGAAGGATTTGTAAATTCTTCAAGTAGCTTTGCGCCAGCGATCGGGTCATTTAACTGCGTCAATAAATCTTCTTGAGATCCTGTTTTAGAGTTTACGAATTCAGTAAATTCTCCCACATCTATCCCGCTGTCTCCAATGATGTTTTTAATTGCTATATTAAATTTTTTCTTTTCTCCTCCAAACAAATCTGCTCCCTCCATTAAAGATCCCGCTAATGAGCCTGCTGAAGAAACAGCGGATCCAACTGCTAATGCTTTTTGATTTGCTGCGGCTGCCGCTCTTTGTTGAGCTGCTGTGCCTGCTGCAGTTAACATCTCAAGCTCTGTATCTTGCTGAGCTTGCTTAGCTTTAATTATTTCATCTTCGCGAGCTTGTAATTGTTTTTCAATAGCCCCTCTTTGCGTTTCTTTTTCTTTTAATATTTGTTCTCCGATTGTGGGAGCTGCCCCTAACACACTTCTTTGACCTGAACCTCTAACTGCATCAAGCAATTGTTTTCTTTGTCTTAATGCATCTTTTTGTATTTGTTCTGTGGCTATTGCAGGTATACCCTTTTCTAACATAGGGATCTTACTAATCTTATCTCTGGCTTGAGCAACTGCTAAAGCCGCTTCTTTATTTGCTCTTTCTAAAGCTCTGTTAGCCGTAGTATATTGTGAGATGCTTCCGGCTAATCCAAATGCCGCACCTACAACACCTAAAGCTGCTGATGCACTTGACATTGCTTGTGCAAATTTTCCGTCTGCCATATTGGTAAATTTAAAATATTAACAACAAAGATACAAATTTTAAGGGTAACTTTTAAACATGCTGCTTTTGACAGCAAACAGTTCTCTTGCAACTGTATCTGTGTTTGTAAGGGTAAACTCTAAGTAATGACCTCGTACCCCATGTGATTCTGCCACACTATCTTTTATGTAACAAATAAATGCTCCACCTGGAGGCACTGAGCCACCCGATGTAGTATCAATAGTTATTGTGTTTGTAGTTGTTGCCACCACCGTTCCTGCAAACGTAGGCGTATTCCCGTGGTATGCTTGATCTCCAATAGAAATAATAGATCCTATGTCAAATGTAAATGTAAGTACAACAGCTGCGGCTACACTTGAATCGACACTACTCACATCACCTAATCCATTTGCAGATCGTAAATTGAAATTAACTGTATTCGCGTCTGATCTAATAAAAGAAAACCAATCTGTTTCTTTTTCTACAAAGTAAGATGCCAATAAGCTACCTCCTGGATTGTGCATATCTGAATTGTATGTTGCTGACCACGCACTATCTGACTCCAAGTATATGGTTTTAAATAATTTAACCTCTAAAGGCTTTGTATTAAATATACTAGATATAGTAGAGTTGTATTGAACTCCATAGTAATTATTTCTAGTCGTATTAGTATTGTGCCTATACAAATTGCCATCTTTAAATGAATAAAGGTAGTTGTTCATTCCAATTACTTTTTCAGGAATGTATGAATAAAAGGATGGCCATCCTTTTGAAGTTTCGCTATATGTTAATGTTACTGCTCCCATATTTTTATTTTACATTGGATTACCACAAACCCCTGATCCGCCAAAGAATAATCCTGTTATTTGCCCACTAGCATTTACCTGCGCAATTCTATATGTTGTGCCTGTTGATGTATCTTCAAATTGCACTGCACTATATGCTATAAAACCTGGTAATCCTGCGGGTAAAATACTTAATACATCTCCTATTGTCACGCTAGCAAACGCATTGTTGCTTACGGTTTGTGCTCGTGCACTCATAGTGTAATTATTAGTACATAAATCAGTTGTACTAGGTCTAACTGAAGATATATAAATATAATTACAAGTTGAGCAAGTAGTCGCGGTTCCAAGAACTCCGCTTGACAATTCCCTAACACTCAAGGCGCTTCTGTAAAATCCATCAGTAGCTGGAGTTGTTAAGGCTGAGTCAGTGAATATTGAAGTTGCAGTGGCAAAACTTGCGGTGTTTAAATAGTATGTTCCGCCAGCGCCCAAACAACAAGCGATTAATGATGTTGCTCCAAACGTTAAAGAAGTTGAGGCTACTCCTGCATAGTTGTATATTAAGTATAAATATGTTTGATTGCTTGGGTTGCTGTATGTAAAGTTAGCCTCATAATATCCTGTTGATGGATTAGTTACAGTGTCAATGTCGTTGCCAGCGGCTGTGGCTGTGGCCACTAATGCATTGATATCTGCTTCAGAAGATGTGTATAGTGTATTGGATACTAAGAATGAAAAATAATCAGGTGCTGGAGGAGGCGTTGGAATAGCGCCGGAGTAACCTGCCGCTGGACTAAACTCTAAAGTATCAAAATCTATTTTGTTTGAGGCCATGTATACTGTTGATCCGCTAGGGGGAAATACACCTTCAGATTCCAAACCTGTAATGCTTGTGTACCTTGCCAGGCTGTTTGTGCTAAAAGGCGAAAAACTAAATGAGGTTTGATTGCTTTCTACTGGACTTGTAGTTGTTCCATCACTCCAGTAAAATTCATCGTGTATAAACAATCCATCATCTGATAATGAGCCTAGTGATACATTCACAATAGTCAACTCACTAACAGTTGGACAAGCTACTTGTATTCTTGCAGTGTAGGATCCTGTTGGGGTTATTGTAATTTTTAAATTAGTTGGGGTAGAAGTGGTCTTGTTAAAATTAAAACTACCCACACCTGTTGCCGCAGGAATACTTCCTGTAACTGAACTCCACTCATATGCAATTGCCACGGTACCTGTAATTTTGTAATCCACAACAACATTGCCCTGTGCTTCTCCTAAATCAACATTGTATGTAATGGGGTCGCTATATTCGGCAGGGCCAAAAATAGCACCACAACTAACAGGTATTTCGGTGGTGGTTTGATAAGCATTCGGTAAACCAACTGTATTAGAGCTTAATACATACTCATTCATGTAAGGATCAAACCCTCCAATTTTTTGTGTATCAGGATATGTAATGAAGTTGTCTCTAAAGTAACTTCTCATTCCTAGTTCTGAGATTAAAGTTAATTTATCACTAACACCGCCTGTACCCTTAAGTTGTATAACTGCTCCTCGCTTGGTATCGGTAAAATATCTACTATCTCCGTATGCCGCAAAACTCTCAGGATTATTACTAATTCCGTATTCTTCTATTCTAGCTATCTGAGTTCCTAATACTGCTGTAGATGTGGCTACAATTCCTGATCCCTCAGCTGCTTGCAAAGCTTGTTTGCTAAGTAATACATTTGAAATCTTATCTTCTTGCAACACCAATAGGTTTGTTTCAAATGAATGAAGAACCTCAATATCTCCAAATGATTTTTCTAAATCTTTAAAGTTTCCGTCGCTTAAATTAAACTCGTTAAATCTATTAATGTTTGTGTTGGCATTATACAATCCACTATAAGTTACACCTGCATATCTATTTGCCTCCTTGTAATCTTCTTCGGAAACAGAAGTAGTTCTTTGACCAAGGTTAAAGCTTGAGCCATCAAGATCATCTAAATATTTATAGCTTTCAACTCCATTACCAAATGAAAAACAGTCAAAAAATCCTAGGTTTACAATAGCTGCTTGTGCACCAGTTTGGTTTTGATCTCCTGTTTTACTTCCAGATTGATGAAAGCCTCCTGTAATTTCAAACACTTCGTCGTTTTCATAGTATATATCTAAGTCAGCGTTCAAGGGCTCTGTTTCTAATATAAGTGAGGCCGTACCGATATTGATTGTTATCTGGCCTTCTATTCTAGTTCTCTGACCACTGTCTCCTCCATTTCCACTTACAAGCCCAAGGGTAAGTTTTGCTCCATTAGTTGCGGGTGTTGTTGGCACTGAAGCAGGTGTAGCTGCACCAACTGTATAAAATCTATATTTATTTTCTGCAGGACTGCTAGGTTGAAAATCAACATTGTCAAACTCAGTAGCTAAATTACCAGTAGTGTTAGTATATACATTAGTCGGTTGTGTTCCGGTTCCTGACGCTACACCCTCTGTAAAATCAATACCCTCACCGTTAACAAATTCAAACATTGAATTGTAGTTTTGAGAAGCAACTACTGTTCTGTTGTAGTCATATGTTTTTTGTTCTGAACTACCCACCAAAAATCCGCCGTCACTTGCATTTCTATTAAATCTTAACGCAAAGTTTACTAATGATCCCTCAGGTATATCTATGTTTTCAACTTGTATATTACCAGAGGCATCTATAGTTTCTTTGAAGCAAGGAACCCCTGCTTTTGCCGCTGGCCCCCCTCTTTTACCACTTCTACCGCCTATTTGACCGCTATCAAAAAATCCATTTACATCATCAGTTATTGTAAAGCCTTGAGGTTTTAGGTTCATGTACAGTCCAGCAGGTTCTGAAATAAATGGAGCGTTGCTCCCAATACCTTGTGAAGCTCCAGGGGTCAAAAAGTTATTTGCTTTAGATTCTATCGCCAAAACTTTGGTAGTTACTATTGTATTTAAAGGGCCGCTTACATCTGCTTTTACAACTAATGTGTCCCCTTTCTTTGTTTTTACTTGATTATCACCCTCAAGCCTAATCCACACTGAATTGGTAGAGTCATCATCAAATGCAATTACTGAATATATTGTTTCATAAGTATCTTCCGCTCTTTTTACTACAAATTTATATTTGCTTGCCCAACTTGGCGGACTCATTGTAGTAGGTATTGTAACCTTTAAGCTGTTTGCTGTTATCGAGCTTGAGGGCTGTACATAAATTGTGTTATTTTGAGAAGTTAAAGCTGTGGTGCTTCTCAAGTATTCATCCATGTATACTATCCCTACATCATAATTTCTGTTGCTATGTAGGCTTTTTCTATTTCCATTTGAAGAGTAATCAGATTGAGCAGTTGTAAATTCATAGTATCCAAACATATCCGGGTTTGGTGATCCTGGCGCATCAAATTCAGCCGCAACTAACTGTAAGCTTACTGATGAGCTACCTGGACTGGTTGTGATTTTTATACCTTCGTCTCTATTATCTATGCCGGAAAATGTGTGTAGGTGTGGCGCTTGATCTTCAATAGCGCAGTTTAAAATATCTGTAAACGTAGTGCCCGTACATGGACTTATTCCTGTGCCGGGAAATGACCCCGACACACCTGAGCTCACTTGCTGAGCCACAAAAGTTCCATTAAAAAAATCGTATATACTATTGTAGTTTTGATTTAGGGTGATTGTAAAAGTAATTTCAGTAACTGCCTGTGAAGCGGTTATAGGAGGCGAACCTCCTCCTGGGGCAGTAAATTGATTTGATTTAAATATAAACTGAAAACCTATTTGTGAATCTTGTTTTAATAAATCCGGGCTATCAATATCCGTATAATCAAATGTAACAACAGAATTACTTATTGTTTTACCAACATCTATAGTGTAAACGCCTGATGATAAGACCCCTGTAAATTCATTTAGATTAATTAACTCTCTATTTAATGCAACGGTATAATTCAGCTGGCTATTTACATTGTATCCATCAACATAATTACCGTACATCAATCTATTAGCCATAATCGTTTGTGACTTAGCTGTTCTAGGAACATTGTCAAATAGTCTTGTTAGTTGATTGTCGGCTAATGCAGTATATATTTGGTTGTGTCTAAAACTTTGTGTTCTAGTTATATTATTAGACCACCCTAAAATACCTTTGTTAAATTTTTCAATGACATATACACCTGGTTGGTTTGCATACTTAAACAGCAAATCTATTTCTTTAACTAATTTACTTCCTGTATTGAATGAAATTTCAGCTGTATTAAAAACATTCTCCATCCCTGAATTAGATAAATCACTGGTATTTAAACTAAAAAAATCAGGAACAAAAGCAATGTCGCTAAATTGAGATATAGCCGAATATTCGTTATCCAAGTATTGATACCTGTAAGCAAAACTAATTATGTTTTTTTTAAGAAAATTTTCTTCTTGGCCTGACTGTAAAAGATTTACAGTAGGAGCGTTCATTGGGGGCGCTTTGATAACATTTAATTCTGCGGCTGTAATCTGATCTACATTTAATACAGTTGGAGGTAGGTAAGTTCTTTCTACATTAATACATCTAGGGGGATTGATATTGTCTGTAAAAAATAGCAGGTTGTCAATTTTATTTACTGAGTTTATTAAATACTGTGGATCAAAATTTAATACACTTGTAGATATTACATGGTATATTAGATTGCGATTTATAACATTATAAGAAACAATCATGTCAACAATTGAACCATGAACAAACCAGTAAATCGTATTATTTACACCATCTTCTAAAGTCCCAATACACTTAGCCCCGGCTACCGCTGCTCCATTATAAGTAAGAGTGGCTAATAAAGAATTTCCTTTAGAGTTTTCTACAGAACCTATTTCTGTGTCTTCAGTAGATCCAAGTCTTACATTCTGAGCATCCACATATTCTCCCGGTGGAAGTAATCTTTCATCGACCGATTTATTCATTCGGCCTTTAATAAAATTAGTTTGTATTACTGTCATTTAATCCACTTTGATTGACCTCTAAGATTCATTAAAAGCCTACCTGGATGTATGTCGCTTAGGCGAATTTTTGCATTTCTTAGAAGAGCTGATTTGTCTTTTCTCACTCTATTAACTATATACTCTTGTACTCCTAGCTTTGAATTTAATATAGCGTATTTAATATATGCATATATATAGTCTTCAAATAATTTGTTAACGCTCACAGAACTATCGTCTCCGTTTTCCATTCCATCAGAAACATATTCTAACACACATAGTTGATTAGCCATACCTGAACTAAAGTTAATTACACCTGCTTTTTTATCTATTCTATACGTTGGATTTATGTTTGCCGTCTCAGTATTTAATCCAAACCTTGCTCCAATTCTGTAGTTGAAATACCAGCATCCATCAACGCAGAATCCTTCTCTTCCATTATAAGGCCCATGACCTAGGTAGATTGATCTTTTTGTACCAGCTATTCTCTCTCTATCTACTGTAGAAAATTCAGCCTGCAAAATATTTCCATTTACATCAAATAATATATCACAATTATTATCCTGCAGATAACTTGTAGCTGAATTAATCTGTATGTTTTCACTTAATGGGTAAAGCATTCCATCTTTAAACATAGATATTCTTACGTAGTTTACAAAGTCTGGCGGCAAAACAAAACGTAATTGATCACTAACATCTAATTCTAAAACTTTAACTTCTTTGAATGCATCATAGTTTAATTCTTGAATAGCTCTCTTTGCGTAAAACAAAACTTGATACCTAGTAACATTATTAATAAGCTGAAGATTGTCATTGTATATAAGCATAAAGTTATTTACAACATCTTCCAATGAAACATATTGATAGCTACCCCAGTTTTGATTTGTAGGAGCGGTTCCTGAATTTTCATAATATTGATAACCTGTTAAGTATGCCATAATCTTATTGTGTGGTTTCTGTTAATCTATCTTCTGATTCTAATGATTGCCCGAACTTAGCTACATCTCCCTCTCTTATTGATACCCCTGCGTATTGTAATATTTTATTTACTAAGCCATTCATGTCAGAAGTGGGTAATTCAAAATCCTGGTAGTCTGCCGCAGACGCATTAAACACCGGTTCGCCTCCAGATAAAGTTGTAAATGTCCACTTAGGGGCTAATGGATACCTGACATATTGCGCATGTATATCCGCTGCTCCAGTGATAGTCGTAGGGTAAACGGTAACTGTATTCCCTAGTGCCGTTCCAGTTGCACTATCTAATACATATGCTGGGAACATAGTAGTAGGAGCAGCAATATTAGAATTGGTTAGATAAAATATTTTATTTTGTGTAACTCTTTCTACTTCTCTTATATGAGTGTTTGAGTAAATAACATAATTTTTTCCTGCAGTGCTTAAAATATCTTCACTTAAACGAATTTGTTTGTTGCTTCCAACTATTGTAACAAAAGCTTGTGTTTTGTCTGTCGTGTTAACCACTAGGTTTCCAACCTGAACTGTACTTTCAAAAGTCTGATCAATATCTGTAAGATCAAATGAACTTCCAGAAGTGTCTGAAACCCCTGACGTTAGTACGTTTGAGTAATAAAATATTTTATCTACTAAATAGTAATCACTAGGTAATGTGTAGGTGTTGGCGTTAGCTTGAGTTAAAAATGTGTTGACAGAAAAACTATCTATAACTTCAATAATACCCTTGGTGATATTTGCATATCCAGTTCCGGATTTACGCATTACCTCAGCATTTAGTTGATTGTTATATAAATAGAAATAATCCTCGAATATATCAAGTTGCGCTTGCTCTGCAAATAAATTAAAATCACTAGGGGAAATATATCCGTAGTTGTTTTTATTTATTACAGCCATGACTGCATTTCGTACTTCGTTTATCATCGTATCACGTGTTTATACAAAGATACATAAAAAAAAGACGATTTGATTTATTCGAGGATATACTCCTTTATTTGTCTAACATTTTCTTTAACAACTTGTAGGATTCTACTCCTTCATCTGTTTGAAAATAAGAAGCTACAATATAAGACGGCTCTTCTCCGTGAGGAACAGTAAGCATTTTAGTTTTGTTTTTCTTTAAATTAAAATACACGTCTCTATTTTTATTTCTCATTTGCAATAAAGTGGCACTAAAAAATCTTACCACCTCATCTTGTAGACCAACCATAGGGTCATTGATAAGGTCTAAAAATTCTTGGGGGTCTCTTCTAGCAAACACCATTATATCTCTTTTAAGCTCAGCTGTTGTCATTTTATCAGCTCGAACCCCTAATATAACCCTAGAAATACTTTCAAGCTTAGAAAGGCTTAAATCACGTGCAGCGACTTGCGCCTCTAATTCAAAGTTCATAGCTTCCATAGCTACATTGGCATCTTGCTCGTTGTTTACTTCAAAAAATATATTACCATTACCTGGATGTAGTTTTAAAAATTCTTGGAGTATTTGGTTTTGTCTTGGTACCCTTAGCATTCCTTCTTCAAATATAATAGGTTCTAAAATAGCATTACCATCTTGCTCGTCTTCAAAAATTGATTTTTGATTTCTAGCATATCTTAACGCTCTGTTTAAACCTGTTTCTTCATCGAAGAAAAGTAAAGCTTGTCTTTTTGTATGTTTAGTTGACAGCATATAGGAAAGTGGTGCTGCGTCTCTTCTGAGTCTGTATACTTTATCTTCGTATACTTTTTTTTCTTTTTTCATTTGATTTAATTTAAAATTTATATAAAATATCAAGGGGGTGGTATCCACCCCCCGATATTATTAAACTACTTATTATGCATTTTGGAATAAGAAGAAGTTGTTTGCACCTAAAGTACAAAGCGCTCTTTCTGATAAGAAGTTAACCTGCATTACATCAGTACCTGTAGTAGCAGCGCCACCAGCAGAACCCGTAATCCATGTCTTATATCTTCTATCTTCAGTTTCAGAAGCTCTATATCTTACATGCAAGAATGGTCTCTTAGCGTTCTTACCTAAGATTTGATCATATACTGAAGTAGATCCAGCAGGTACAAGTACCCCGTTCACTTTTCCTCCAACAATATCACCTCTCATAGTAGGATCGTTAAGGTATTTCCAATCTGTTTTGTAGAAGTCATAACCTCTTCTGAATCCAGAGAATCCTAAATTCAATGCCATTTCTTCATCGTTATCAAATAAACCATAAGAACTACCACCTGCACCGTATGAATTTTGTGCAGCTAACATATCATCAATGTCAAAAGAAAATTCTCTATTAACAAATAATACATTTTCCTCGATAGCACCTTGCTTATCTAATCTCTGAATAATAGCGTCAAAGTCTGCTAAAGCCGCTGGAATTCCACCGCCCCAAACATTTCCTCTTTGACCTAAAACATAGAACAATCCTTCAGATCCTTTATTACCTGTACCTGATGATACACCAGCCGCAATAGCTGCCACACCTGATCCTGCTTCTGCTGGAACTGCTTCCACCATTGCTGTCTCTAGGTAATCTTCGAATCTTAATCTTGTTTCATGCTCTGATTTTAAATACCATAGGTATCCTGAAGCTCCATTTTCAGTAGTTACTTCAATCCATCCAATTTGCGCCATATCAGAACCAGATACTTCGTAAAGATCTTTAATGATAATTGGGCTATTGCTGAAGATCACGTCATCAGCTTCTAATGAATTAGACATAGCAACTGAACCTTTTTGGAATTCAGAACCATAGATAAATAATGAACACTGTACAGCTGCAGCCATTGTTTGACCACCTGCTTCATAGTATGCAACATCAATTGTTCCTGCGCCATAGTTAACTCCAGTAACGATACCTTTGTTGCTATTTGTAGAACCAATTGAACTGTCAGATAACATGAATGTTTGACCTACTCTAATTGCAATTCCACCTGTACCTGGTACAAGAGCGTCATTGATTGTTAGTGTAGCTACATCTTGAGCTGCTGCTGCAGCTGAAGTTACATTCGTGTATTTAGTGTGTAATCTTCCTTGCTCCGCCCATTTGATAAGGTCAGAGTTAGAAGGCATTTCAGCGCCTACCATTCTTAAGAATGATGCTACTGTTCTATTCCCGTATCTTTCAAATTCCTTTTCATAAGTATCCGGTAGATACTGATTTAAGAAGTTGAAATTAGTTATATAGTTTGATTGTACGGCTACCCTTTCTGCACTAGGTTGTAATGCAAACGTAGGAGTAGCTTGAACTGAACCAGCCATAATTTTTAATTTTTAAATTGTTATTAATTACTTTTTTTTATACTTCTAATCTTTAAACCTCGACCTGAATCTTGGTTTAATGATCTTACTTTGAAACCAGATTTTGTGGTGGCTTGTGGAGCAGATCTTACATCCATATTTATATTTTTTGTTTTTTTGGATATATTCTCTACCGCATCGGCCTTGCCTTGTTCATAAAAGAACTTAGCATACTTGTCCGGATTCATTGCCATAGATAAAGCCCTATGATACTGAGAAGTGTTTTTAACCAATCCTTTATCGTCAACATATCTTCCAATAAAATTTTCAATAGTTGATTGATTATTTTTAACATCTTCTACAGACCCAGGTAAATAAGAAATTTTTTTCTCGTTAATAACAAACTCAAAACCTTTGAAATCTTTATTAAAGACTTTATTAGTTTCTTTTTTAAACCACTGTAGCTTCTGCGCCGCGTTTTTCTCATACGCAGCATTTTCCTCTATGTACTTTCTATATGCTTCGACTTCCTTTTTATCGCTTTCAGAAACAACTTCTCTTGACTCAAGAGGAAGTTTGTATTTTTCTTTCTGCTCCTTAAAGTATTTCTTAGCTTTAGATAGTTCTCTTTTTTTTGCTAATTGTTTTTTCTTTTTTTCTTTATCATCATCTAAATCTTCGTCAAAACCGAATTTTTCATCCATAAGATATTTAATATCTTCAGAATCTAATCCTTCTTCGGTTGCAGAATAATAACTAGCAATTAAAGAATCAGGATTCATTGAATCATAATCTTGCTGTAATCTAACAAAATCATCAATTCCTCTTCCTGTTTCTTTTTTATAATCAAAGTAAGCTTTTACATCTTCGGGTAATTCTTCGGATGAATTTCGCTTTACAATGAAGTCGTCTAGCGAACTTACTTCTTCGCCATACTTGTTTGCAATATATGAAAGAACGTCGTTTTCAGACATCTCTGGTGTAGATTCACTGGGTGATTCCACAACAGGTTCTTCAATTTTTTCTTCAACTACTACTTCTTGCTTGGGTTCTTCTTGTGTTTCTTCCTGCAAGTTTACACGCTGAACTTCTTCGTTTGTACTTGTTTTCTCGAGGGATTCTTGCTGAGCCTCATGCTTTTCAAGTAGTTGTTTTTCTATTTCCTGTGTTGATTTAGATTCCATTTCACCTAAATCTCTTACTTTTATTTCCATTTGATTTAATTTTTACAAAGTTAAACAATAATTCTAAATATATTTTAGATGTTTTATATGAGTATAAAGGTCTTCACCTAATTTTTCTCCCACTATTTTATCAGACTCATAATGAACTCTTGCCAACAGCCTACTTTCAGATATATTTTTAGCTGCTTTATTAAATTCATTTTTTAAATTAGGATATAATTTAGTTAATGCTAGCGCCACCAATCTAGATTGTGCTGAGTGTCCTGAAGGAAATGCAGGTGTTTGTGCGCTATCCATTTTTAAATACTCTAGCTTCATGTTAAAGTTCAATGCGTTTACATTTGGCCTTGGCCTGTTATGATAGTTTTTAATTTTTAGAATAACTGATTGAGATTCACTCAACAGCTTATCCACTATTTTGTACGGAAAAGATTCCGGCCTATGTGAAAATATATTTTGAAAGACACTAAATATGTCATCGTATTTTTTAGGCACTATGGTATTAAGTGGTGTTTTTTTTAATTTTTTTATCTCATTCAAAGTTTTAAGTGAATTATCTGAAGGGTAATGCACTTGTTTATATTTTTCAATATTAAAGTTTTCAAACATTATCTAGGTTCAAATTCAGCTAAATCAAAACCATCCAATGTGTCTTCATTAGACTCAAAACTAATTGGAGGTAAATTATTTTTTCTTTGTTGAATTAATTGAGACTGCTCAGTGTTAGCTTGACTTATTCTTTTGTTTTTGGCTTTTTCTCTTTCTCCTTCTCTTTTATCAATTGCCTGCTCTTCTCTACCTTTTAATTGCATATTAAAATCAAACTCAACCTGCATAAGTTCACGCTTTAACATTGCTTCGTTTTTTAATTTCTCTATATCAAATGCCACTTCCGCTTGCTTTGCCTGCATCTGCACTTGACCTTCCATTTGAATCCTTCTCATTTCTTGCTCCGCCTGCATTTGCTGTACTTGCATTTTTGTTTGAGCGTCCATTTGTTTTTGAGTCATAGCAAATTGCTGATCCTTTTCTTGCTTCTTTTGTCTTTTTACTTTTAATAATTGATTAGCTAATTTTATATTTTTTAACTCCCTTATGTCAATCGCATCTTCTAAGTTTATATCATTTTTAGATAAAGCCATTTGGATGTTTTGTTCTAGTTGAGCTTTTTCTTCTTCATCTGGAGCTACCTCTATAAATATTCCAAAATCATATATATATAAATCATTTATTTGCTCAAGTATTCCTACATTGTATTTACCTATTTGCATTTTAAATTCTTCCTTGAATTCTGCATATTGCAAAATATCTGCAACCCTAATTGATAACGCTTCTGCAAGCGTCTGTGTTATGTACAAACTACCTTGAAGTATATGTCTAGTGGCTGTATTGGAATTTAAAGCGGCTAATTTTTGCACGCCAACTAAAGCATAAGGATCGGGCTTAGTTCCATCTCTAGCTTCATTCAAACCAGTTACGCCTCTTAGCATATCCATATAGTGATTGTAAGTTCCAACCAGGCTATTTATTTTCCCTTGACCACTGCTTGATGTTAGTTGTTGTATAGGCACCCTGGCATTATTAAACTCTCCATCCTGCGTGTAACTTCTACCAATTACAGAACCTGTTTGAAAGTATAGCCTTAAAGCATCTTGTGGATTGTACGCGTTACCTGTGCCAAGATCAACTTCATTTAATCCATCTGCATCAATAAACACTCCGTCAGGTACAGTTCTAGCAATTACCTGTTGAAGCTTTAAGTGCGTCATTTGTATTAAATCTGCAAACGTAATCATACGTCTTACTAATGATTCAATAACACCTTTATACATTCTTGGTGCGCAAGCAACATAATTAGGCATAGCGTGCTGTGAAGCTGACTGAGGTCTAACCATGTTTTCCATTTTCTTCCACTGTAGGACAATGTTTGTTCCCATTACCATTACCCCTTCGTACCACACGTCAATTTTCTTTTCGACTTTTTCGAAGTTACCTTCCTCCATCATTTCATCGGGTGGATTAAACTGATCGTCTTTTTCAATTACTCTAGCTCCGCCGCCATCTAATTTTTTCTTTTTATATACTATTGAGTTTGTAGTCTTGTAGTTAAAATAAAGCAATGTAGCCGTGTCTCTATAAAACATACTGTTTTCATAAAACTGAGCAACATTGTAGTAGTCATACCATGCTTGGCTATATTTAGCAACCTCTTCTAATTCTTCATTAGTTATAGTGGGATCTATTTTAGGTAGCTCTGTCATCGGCACCGTTTTTATTTCACCCCAATAAAAACAATCTTTAAAATAAGGGTCTTCAGTGTAGCTGTAAACCACATTAGCAGGATCTACGTAATCTATTTTTACACCCTCTCCTGGTAAAAAATATTGTTTTGTAATTCCTATGCCCAATACGGTCATGTCATAATCCACCCTTCTCCTAATGTGTGAATAATGATTTTCTTCAAACATTGTATTAATAGCCTCTTCTTCTGCTATTTCAATACCGGGTTTATAATTAAGCTGCATATATAAAGCTAGCTCTTCATCATTATTAGGAAGTTCATCAGGATCCGTGGCAAAAGGGTTTACGCCAAAACCTTTTTGAATTTGAGAAAGTATAGGTTTAGCAACCATATCAGCCTCTATCATGTCTTGAAACGAAGATCTTTTTTCGGCTGACAAAGCATCTTGAGCATATGCTTGAACTTTAAATAGTCTATCTGACATACCATTAACTACTATGTCTACAAACTTTGGGATAATAGGCACAGGAGTCCAGTCTAAATTTAAGTAACTTAAATCTCCATCAATTGCTAATTCATTTTTATACTTCTGAACAGATTGCTCGCCCCTTGCATAAAGTCTTAATCTGTGGTAGTCTCTCCATTGAGAATAAAACCTACAAGTACTACTGTCTTTACGAAACCATTCGTATTGAATTGCTTGTCCAATTTGCAATCCATATTCTACTGTATCTTTTTCACTATCAGAAACAAATAAATCCGGAAACCCTATTGGATTTATATCAATTTTAACATCTACCATTAATTACGTATTTCGCTATATAATCCTTTATTATTATACCTTGCAAAGTTAATCTTTATTTTTGACTCTTTTTTTTGTGGTGTATATAGGTGTTTTTGATTAGCCATAATAGCCAAACCTGAACTAATCGTTGCATCAAACTTGGTTCTGTTATTAATATTAAACCTAGCCCAGTCCTCTAATGTTCTATTAAAATACATAGACCCCATGTCTAATTTATCTCTATAAGCTCCATCCATATCAACACCTACGTGTTTTTCTATATAACTTTCAATTGCACTTGCATGCGCCTGTTTTACTTCTTCAGATGAATTTGGGATCCCACCTATTTCTTTTTCTGATTTAGATAATTTATTATAAATTTTATCCGGTCTGTTCATGCAGTATTTTCTATAACCTCTATTTTTAAAATGATACAACAATCTAGGTTTGTTATTTTCAATTAATATAGGCATTCCGTAAAAAACACAAGCCATTAAAACATCTTCAAAAAACAACTCAGCAGTTTGTGGCCTGGCAACATACTCTAAAAAAAATTCATTACTCGGAGCGTTATCCATATTAAACTTTGTTAAACCATGGAGTGCGCCATTAGATCCGCCTCCACCAACAGTCCCTGATATATCATAAGAGTCACATCCAAAACTACCTAAATGTTCGTTTCCAGGCAAATATTTACCATTTTGATTTACCCTACAATTTTGTAAATTTTTTTCTGGCAACCATGAAATTAAGAATCTACCCTTATTGTCTGGCGACCAAATCACTTTAGAATCTTTGATGCCATCTTTCCAACTGAACCTGCCTCTTGTTAAATAATGCTCTTTAATTAAAGAATCATTGTAGTCAATCTGTTGATATATTTTAGTTAAATTAAATAATGACTGTTTGCTTTCATCCCTAAAAGCATGGGAGTCTGTTCTAGGAAACTGTCTGTAAAATTCATTTAAAACGTCAGCATCTTTCTTTAAAGAATCTACTTCATTCTCCCAGTAATTTATTGCACCTTGATATATCATCTCTCCGTCAGATCCCTCCACACCTGTAGTGGGTGTGTGAAAAACAGGCATGCCATACTTATCTATATAGCCT